CCCCCAAGTCTACATGTGGCTTGCCAGCCAATCCGGTACTCCGCAGACAGCCTTTGCTCTGATGGAGATGATTGAACTCAAGATTGCCAAGATGTTCGGACTGTACCATGAGAAGGTTCTCCCTGCCCAGACGCAGATGACCCAGCAGTACTTCGTCAACAACTTCTTCCTTGCTTGGTCGCAGGTTTACAGGCAGATATTCTCGCTCTGCATGCAGTACATGCTTCCCGAGGAAATCGAGAGAGTCTGCGGTATCCCGCTGCAAGTCAGCACGACCGACAACAACCAGATGTTCGACTTCTGCGTCAAGTTCGACGTTAGGGAGCTTGATACGGATTATGTCCTTGAGAAGCTCAAGAGCATCAATCAGTTCGTCCTTCCGATGGACACGGGTGGCAATATCGACAGAAACAAGCTCATCAGAAAGCTGGTCGAGGCCATCGCGCCCGAGACCGCTCAGGACATACTCATCGACCAGCAGACGGCGACCCAGAAGCAGTACAAGGATGTCCAGAACGACCTTGCGTTGATGATGCTTGGTCTTGAAGCCCAATACACGGAGAATGACCCGCAGGCTGGTGCGAAGATGCAGGCTCTCAATGACATTCTTGGTAAGAATCCCAAGGCACAGCAAATGTCAAAGTCTGATGGTATGTTCCAGAAACTGCTTGAGAACTACGCCAAGAACCTGCAAATGTCAATATCCCAACAGCAAAACGCTCAAATTGGTAGAACCGGTGTCAGTCCTGTTGGTGACCAATTCGCTGAAGCCCAGCAAAAGGGCGAACCTATTGAGGCTGACCCTAATGCCTACATCAAGGGTATCAATCCTCAAGCCCAAGGCCTTGCCTAATGAACGACCAAGAACAAAAGATAAAGTTGCAACTGTCAATGGAGTTTGAGACCTCCGACTTGTGGGACTCAATCCATTACGTCATTGATACCGCAATCAAGGCTGAATTGTCAACAGCCGTATCCCAAGGACTTGATGAAACGAAGCGTGTTCATCAATGCGGAAGAGCCGACGGACTCATGTACCTCAAAGACCTTCTGATTGAAACCAGAGAGGTCGCAAGACGCAATGTCGGAAGAAGTGCTTGACAAAACAACAAATGCAGTTATTCATTCATTTAGTTTCTGCGAACTCTAAACGCTGGTAATATGGAAAACAAGAACGCTGATAACGGTGAAGCTCTAAACCCCGTGGAAAACGATATCGGTATCGAAAAGAACGACAGTCTTGATTCAATCATCAAGAACATCCTGTTTACCGATGAACAGGAAGATGCACAGCCCGAGGCTCTGTCACAAGAGGGCGAAGTCCAGACGGAAGACAAGGGTACGGAGTCAGAAGCTCAGACCGACGGGTTTGAACAATATGATGAAAACACCCCCAAGGCGGAGGATGGCGAAGCAGTTCATTCACAAGAAGAAGATAAAGCAGAACCGAACGAACAGGAGTTCTCGGGCTTCAAGAAGCGTATCGACAAGCTTACCGCTCTGCGCAAGCAAGCGGAGGAGAATGTCGAGAAGCTGACTGAAGAACTTGAATCGTACAAGACCAAGGTTTCGGAATTAGAATCAGCTCAACAAAGGCCTGCTCCCTCACCGGAGAATCCTTTCGCTGATTTGGATACCGAGGAAAAGGTCAGAGCCGAGTACGAACAAGCCAGAGAGCTTCGTTACAAGTGCGAAGAAAACCCCGACGGGTTTCAGATGGGTGAAACGTACTTCGGAGCGGAACAGGTCAGAGCATTGAGACTCTCAGCCCTTAAGGCTATGGAGGTTCAACTGCCCAAGCAGCTTGAGTTTGTCAAGGCCAGAAAGCATTGGCAGCCTCTCGCATACGAGACCTATCCGTGGATGAAGAACAAGGAGTCCCAGGAATTCAAGCTTGCTCAGCAGGTGCTCAAGAACTTCCCGAAGTTCAAGGAGTTTCCCGATTATGAGATGTTCGTTGGCGATTATGTTCGTGGCTACATGGCCCGAAATGCGTCGTCAATCTCCAAGGGCAAGCCGATTACGGCTGTCCCCAAGATGCAGGTCCGCCCGACTTCCTCTCCCTCGCAGTCGAGTAAAACTGACATTTCTACTCGCGGCGTTGAAAGCAGGTATCTGAAAACTCAGAGCCGTGATGACCTCAAACAGATTGTGTCAAAATTCCTCTAAATCTATATTACCACTATGGCAATGCTCACAGAACGCACTCTCTCTCAGGCCAACAAGCTTGGTCGCAGAGAAGAAATTGCGAACCTCATCTCACTCGTCGACGCTAAGAACACTCCCTTCTCCACCATGGCGAAGAAGGGTTCTCAGCCCCAGCAGACCCTGTTCCGCTGGCAGGTCGATTCACTCCCCGAACCCAAGACCGATGGCGTTATTGACGGCACGGATGTCGTTTCCAACGACTACGAAAACTTCGTCAAGGACACGGTCAACGGCACACCCAAGCAGTACAGAAACGAACTTGCTGCCCACATCCAAATCTTCCGCAGAAGCACCAGAGTCTCGAAGCTCACACAGTCTTCCGTCACCAACATCGCTGGTGTCAAGGACGAGCTCGCGAACAACGTCGCCAAGGCGATGCTGATGCTCAAGCGCGACATGGAAAAGACCTTCTGCTCGTCTAACGGCTCTCAGACCGACAACGGTACTGTCCCGTACAAGACCCGTGGTCTGGACAAGTGGCTCGTCAAGGCTGCCGACAAGGACACCCACGCGGCTACCCTCGTCCCCGACGAGTTCTGCCTTCCGTACAACGCTGGTGACGCTACCTCGTCCTCGATTGTGACGGGCAACCTCTCGGACCTTACCGAGCTGACCCTTCAGAATCTGATGACCTCTCAGTACAAGCAGACCGGTCAATATCGCGCCTATGACTGCCTCGCCGGTCCTCTCCTCAAGAGAGCCGTGACGAACCTCGTGTACACCACGAAGCAGGTCGCAGGTGACGACGTTTCTCCTGTCGAGAACGTCAGAGTCAACAACCGCAACGCTTCCGATTCCTCCTACGTCTCGTCCATCGACGTGTTCGAAGGCGACTTCGGTTCGCTCCGCATCCACCCGTCCCTGTTCCTCAAGAACTTCACGGTTGGCTACCTGATTCCCTTCGACCTCGTTGAAATCCGTTACGGTGGCAACGTCGCTGAAGTGACCTCCCTCCCCGACTACGGTGGTGGTCCCGCTCGTCTCATCGAAGCTGTCGCTGGTCTGTGCGTGCACAACCCGCTTGCCTTCGGTAAGCTCGACTTGACCTAATCTAGTCCTAGTGTCAGATATAGTACAAAATCTGGCTGATGTTATACCCTCCCACATTCGAAAGGATGTGGAGAGGGTTCTCATCAATGGTTGGAGAATGGAAGAAATAAAGGCTAAGGCACAGGCCAAGCAGTTGGCTGTCTTTGGCAATAGCAACGCAGCCAGACACCTTGATGGTGTTGGCGAACTTAAAGCACGAATACCCGAACAGGCTTTCCACTATTGGGGCCTCCGTCTTGGCTACGAATGTTGGCAAGACAAGCAATTTCTAAATGAATTCATCCGCGACAACCCGGAGGTTGCCGTGAGAAACAGGATGAAGAGAACAATGGTCGGAGGCGCAAAGGGCGTTTTCGACGCTAACGGATACCTTCTCAGATGAGAACTATTGACTTCGAGACAATTCTAGCCCAAGGTCTGCAATACGCTGGTCTTGACAGGGATAACGTTAATGAACAGTCATTCAATCAAATAAGGGATTTTGCCCATTTCAGAATAAAGACTGCGTGGGAATACGATGCATGGCCTGACCTCATAAGAGTCACGGCTTTTCCTGTTGTTCATAGCGGAACTACGCACTATGTCGTAATTCCCAATGATGGCATCGTCACAAACAGCCAAGGGACTTTCAAAGTCAACGTTGGCGACATCTTTCAGGTAACAAAGGAAGACCCCAGAACAATGGGCAAGCACACCGTTGTCGGTTTCTCGATAGACGAGTCCGAACAGGTTGTTTCCGGTGTTGTACAAGATACGGTCAGAAGACTTATTCTTGAGTCAGCAAGCGCCGATGAAGTGTATGTTACATACAGACTACAATGCCCAGAACTTGTCGGTAGCCTGTATTCTCAAACTGTTACTTATAAGCCAGGCCAAATTGTTTATTGGGCATACGCTAATAACGCTTATTTTGCACCCACGACAGGAAACGCCTACGCAGGAAAGAAGGGAAACTTCTGGAAGTGCATAGTCGAGACAAATACAAAGCCCAACATCGACGACAACAACAACCCAGCTGCAAATGACAAGTGGGAAAAAGTCAAGATTCCTCAGTTCCTTGGTCAGTACATTATCAAAGGCATCCATGCCGATTGGCTCAAGTCCGAGATGCAGGTGCAACTTGGTCAGGCAATCGAAGCGGAGGCACAGTCTTTGCTTGACTTCGAGGTTCAAAAGGTCATAGTCCAGCAAGGACAAGCTCCGCGTCTCAACTTCAATCAAATATACTAACATGTCATCAATCTCAATTTCAACACCTTTTCATAAGAAGTTTGTCCACACCGACCATACGGTTGGAACGACTGCGACCAACCTTCTTCCTGCCGTCAATCCCGGTGAAAGAAGAGTCGCAACCATAATCCAGAACAAGTCCTCTACTGCAACCCTTACGCTTATTTTCAGCGACACGGGTACGGTTGGTTTCTCACTTCAGCCGTCGACTCTTTTCTCGATAGACAACTACAATGGCACGATTAGGGTCGCTTCTTCAGCGGCTAATACTGTCGTGCACATTGCATATTCGCTCGTATGAACAAGGCAGTCAAAATTCTAATCACTAGAACATGTCTGTCCAAATCAGTCCAAATCTTCCCGCAAACGTAGTCGAGATTGGCAATGAGATTACTCAAGCCAAGATAGACGAACTCAACGCAGGTATTGTCGCGACCCAGGCATGGGTTATTGCGAACGCGGGTGGTGGCATTACCACGGAATACCTTCAGGCTAACTATCAGCCGTTGTCTGGCATGTCGTCTTATCTGACGACGGCATCGGCCACATCTACCTACGCACCGAAGGATTCACCTACGTTCACAGGTACGGTCACAATACCCGCTGGTGCTTCAATCAGCGGTTATCTTACGACTGCTACGGCAACATCAACATATCAGACAATTTCTGGTATGTCTTCGTATCTGACGACAGCAACCGCATCGTCAACATATCAGACACAGGCTGGTATGTCGTCGTATCTTACTACGGCATCCGCATCTTCTACCTATGCTACCAAGGCTTCGCCTACTTTCACGGGCACGGTCACAATACCTGCCGGTGCTTCGATAAGCGGTTACCTTACCACAGCCACAGCAGCCTCGACTTACTCGCCTATCAACTCGCCTACGTTTACGGGTACTGTCACAATACCTGCCGGCGCGTCCATCAGCGGTTATCTTACGACAACAAGCGCCGCTGGGACTTATCTTACGCAGACAAACGCTACAACGTTTTACGCACCTAAGGATTCTCCTACATTTACGGGTGTTGTTACAATTCCTTCTGGTGCTATCATCAGCGGTTATCTGACGACGGCAAATGCGTCATCAACATATCAGACTATTTCTGGTATGAGTTCGTACGCAACCACGTCATGGGCTCAAAACTCTTTTGCATCAAAGTTTGACCCTGCAACGGGTAATTACGGTGCAGTTTACGACGTTCCTATGGACGGCGTGGAGTATGTCAGAAAAAATCAGTCTTGGGTTACTGCAACGGGCGGTGGCGGCGGTGGCGGTCTCACTATCAGCACTCTGTCTAATGCTGCTACATCCACGCTGAACTCCACGGCTCCTACCACCGGGCAAGCACTCACATTTGATGGCACAGATTTGATCTGGGCTACAGTCGGCGGTGGTGGTGGTATTTCTGACGCACCTACAGATGGAGTAGTTTATGCTAGAAAGGATGCTGCTTGGTATTCTCTTGCAGATTATGCGACACAAACATGGGTTAATCAGAATTTCTTGCCAATAAAGACAGTTCAATCTGGCCCTGGGACTTTTAATACAGGTGATCAGAACAAGATTAATTATTATGTAATGCCCATGGGTGGCAGTACTATACTCGTCCCTGCTGATTCTACATACGCATTTCCTAATGGGACAGAAATAGTTATTGTCGCTGATTATAGTGCTGGTGGCACATCATATATTTCTGGTCAATATGCAGGCCAGCCTTTGATCAATGGTGTTTCTACTGTAACAATGACTGCAAATGTCAGCAAACTTGTGAAGGTTGCCACAGACACTTGGTTCTACACCTAATTTATGTTTACTACAATTGCAATAATTTCGATTTTCTCAATTGGTTTTTACACCGGTTACAAGACCGGTCCTGATATCAAGGAGTTTATTGAAAAAATCAAGAATAAGTAATGGCAGGAGAACCCCAAAATCAAGGCAACGGGTTTCTCGTTGAAGGTGATGTTGGGTTCATCGGACTTAACACAAGAGAGTCTCCTACCGTCCTGCAACCAGGCATGATTTCATACGGAGAAAACATCCGTATGGACAGGGGGGTTATTAC